ATACAATGCTGTCGCTAGTTTGTATAAAATTAGAAGAAAGCGTTGAGGCTCCGCCAGCAACCGCCCCTGCGTGTGCGAAAGACTCTTCCGCAAAGGCGTTGACGGCAAACATCAGTCAGCGTCCGCAATGGTCAGTGTACCGGCTGCGACCTGTCGCATGATTTCGTCGTAGTGGCGATTAGCTGGGTCCAGAGGCACAGTCGCGTCTGTACCGTCAATCGTCGCTGCAATCCCAACCGTTTCGTCTGTGGCCATGTCTTTCATGTATTTTGCGTTTGTAATTTTCATAGTTCTGCATCCGCCATCAATTTAGCATTGTTTTCGGCGTACATTACAACAGCATGACCAGCAGTTAAGTTGCTATTTCCACTCCAGCCGCCTGTACCCCAAGAATGACTGGTGGCATATAAATTTTGTATTGCGGTAGCCATAGCATTATTACCAGAATTTGCTTTGTAAGCACCAAAAGTGCCGGATTGAGAAACCGTTGGGGTAGCCCTCATAGTAACTGGATAATCTGCAATCAAACCAAAAACAGAAGCTGCGCCGTATGCCTGTAATGTTCGGCCATAATATTTCAACGACCCAGCAGTATTTTCTCGCACGGCATAATAGCGTTGGCACCTGTGCAACTCATCTGCAAACGACCGATGCTCAAACGGCGTGGCCTGTTCGCCAACCTCAAGCTGGACACCGGTTATCTCAAATGTCGCATCATTAGTGGTGTACCAAGTTGAGGTGTTGTCAGGCGTTCTTTGCGTGTTGTCATAAACGGCCCAAGCATTTTCAGTGACACTTGCGGTTCTGTCTGTGCCATAAAACATAACAATTCTAAATTCTAAGCCCTGTCCGTTGTCATTATCTATCTGTAACCCGGAGTTGCCGGGGATTGTCTTAGTGACTTTTGTCCAAGTATCGGCAGATAAAGCACCCAGAGAAAATGGGTAATTGTAGACAGTGCCATCAAATGTCTTCATGTGACCATAGAAGGTTTGGGCAACGCTTGATTTGGCCCAAAAACTTAGAGTGACATAGCTAGAAGATGAGGTGTAATCCCACCCACTGTTTGCTATATCTTGGGCTTCAAAAATGTATCTATAATTAACAATATCGCCTGCGTCAGCGCCACTTGTCTGGTTGCCATTTGTTATCCTGAAAGCCTTGCGAAAACCCAGAGAATATGGCGTAGTGCCGCTGGCTACATCAACCTGTGCCTGAGTATTGCTTTCATCAAGACCACTATTTGTACCTTGAAATCTATCAACAGTCTGATAACCGGTTCCAGTAGATGACGTACCCCGCTGCGCCACCTGCATCGCACCGTTGATAATCAGGTTCCTGTTCGACAACGCCGTCTGCGAACCAATTAGTGCGGCGAGTTCTGCTGCCTTACTCATGCGAGGTCTCCGTGAACTGAAACAAATCTGACTGCATCGTTATTTGTTCTGTCAATATTAGAGTTTGCATACGCACTTTCATAATCAAAGGCACCTGAAGCCTGCGTTCCTTGTGTCAAGTTAACAACGTAAATAGGACTAGACGAACCCGCATCATCTACCCCCATAGAAATAGAATAGGTTGCTGCGCCGTCCATATTGGAAGTAAAATTAACACCGCCATCACCAGCGCCATCGTCGTCGTGACTGCTAACATTTAAGCTATCTGATAATGCTCCTGCTGCTGTCACCGCCGCCCACGACTTTGCACTTCCTCTAGCAACAAAGCTGGTGGCAATGCTGTTGTTCCCGCTGGCATCTTTGAGGATGTTTACTCTCAGTTCACTAGCCATTATGCGAGGTCTCCGTGTGACACTATATCCACTACGTCCGTATCAAATTCACTACCATCATATTGAACACCTCTAAAACGTGTGGTGCTTGCAGTTTTTACGGCGGCGTCCGTAGCAATATAAGTGAACGCCTCGTCATTTCCTACAGTAGCACCCGTAAGAGCAAAATGAAGATTTTTGAAGGCGTTTGTAAAAGTTACCGCGTATTGCCCTGTTCCATTATCTGCAAGTGAGGAGTTGTTGAAAGACTCATCAACAGCCACAGTGCCTGTTCCATTAAAAATACAAAAATGCTTCGCCAGCCCCTGCTGCAAATTCGTTGTGGTCGAGTTACCCTCGCCAGTAACCGCAATAGAGCCAGCCGTGGATACCCCTGTGATTGTATCGACCTTTAATTGACTAGCCATTATGCGAGGTCTCCGTGTGTACAGCCATTTGTAACAAGTCTGTCTTGTAAACTGCCGCTATCATTCATCACAAAAATTTTGCTGCTTCCTGCTACATGGGTGCTGGCAGAACTCAAGGCACTGAGGTTTTCTGAATTGCAAGTATGAGAGTAATTTACACTCTGCATGGCATTCGTCCAATTAGGTGTATAAACGCCTGTACCGTTATCCGTAACAGATGAACAGTTGAAACTATCACCAAGGGCAAGAGTTGATGCAGTTCCATCAAATATGTAAAACGCCTTCGCCGCAGTCTGCTTGGTCAACCCTACCGGACCCGTACCCGCCTTGTCAGCAATCGTGTCTACATTCAATACGCTGGTCATACGATGCTCCAATATCCGTTAACAGTGACGGTGGCGGACTGCGTAATCGGCCCCGCCGACACGCCGTTCTCGTCGCTGTCAATCGTGATGTCTGCGCTGATCGTCTGACCGTTCAAGCGGATGATGGAGTTGTTGCCCTTGAAGGGATAGCGCGTGTCGGACTCGGACTTGGTGTAGCTGTCGGCGACGGAAAACGCATCGTATACCACCATCTCCACAACGTCGTTCAAGGACGCCGCCGTAACCAGCACAACAGTTGTGCCGGTTGTAGCTGTGTAGTCGGTGCCAGGCTTGAGCAGCACACCGTTCTGGTAAACATCCATATACAGGCTGTCAGAGTATGACAGCACCAGTGAGTCGGAATCAGATCCGCTGAAACTCGTTTGTCCCGCCGTAGCTTGATACACGAAGCGGTTGCGGACGCCGAACTCTGGAGATTTACCGATGTATGGCATTATGCGAGGTCTCCGTGTGCTACGATATCGTGATCATAATTTTGAACAGTGTCGGAGGTGTTGAAAACTCTAACAGCGAGGATTGATGTGGAGTGTCTGGCCTGATTATGAGACAGCATTTTACCGCCCGGTGCCTGATGTTCCACAAGACCGGATTGAGCATAATGAAGGCTAGAAAATGCACTAACTAGACCGTAGCTAAAGTCTCCGTCTCCGTGGTCGGTAGATGAACTCATGTTAAAAGCATCACTTCTTACTGCATCTGCTTCCGCGCCGACCCACGCCTTCGCCAGACCTTGAGCAAGGTTAGTGGTTGCCGAGCCACCCTCTGACCCGACAACCGTACCTTTTGTGAGATTGGTCAGTGCCATCTCTTACTCCTTATGCGTAAGGCGAGTCGCCAAGCACGGACGTATCCCACGCTGCCTTTAGCTTTGCAATCGTATCTGCGTTAGTAATTGCAGATGCCGCTGGTGCGTCACGCAGTGCCTTCTTCTTTGCAACAGAGGCAGTCTTGGCAGACGCATCGTCAGCCTCTAAAGCCTTCATATACACTACGTCCTCTGCATTAAGCAGTGGCCCACGTACTTCACGGATTTTGTCCTTGAAGATCTCCTTGGCCTTTTCCATGTCCTCGGAAATGACCTTGCCACTTAATGACCATGCACCGCGAAAGTGACGATCAGATGGAACGGTAGCCGATGAGGCATCAATCTGGTTACCGTCCTTGTCTACGATATATGTTGTTGCCATCAGGTTTCTCCTATGCGGCTACAGTTTCATTGGTGGCTAGGTCTTCACTTATCTTCCAAGCATTGCGCCACTCTCTGGTGCCAGGAAGCTGTTCTTTGCGGCAGATAACCATCTTCGGTTTGTTGCCCTCGTCCCACACCCGCCATACGGACTGCGGTACGTCTTTCATAATCAGATACTCAATCGCCTGTTCTTCTGTCATTGCATCGACAGGCTTGGTGTTGTGCAACAGGTAGCCACGAGTGTGCTTCGTGAAGCCCTCTTCGGCCTCGTCCTTTGCTAGTTCCCAATAAACTTCGACAGGTGGCAGGATACCGCCCTGTAGCGCACACGCCATCCAGTTAGGGTCAGGAACCAGTATCTTTGCACATTCATCAATGCTGTCCTCATAGACAACCCGATAGTCTGACTGCACACTGTCAAGGGTTTCTTTTGCCCAGCAAAGCCGGTCCCATAGATGTGTGCCTTGAAACTCTGGGGTCACTGTCATGCGAGGACTCCGTGAACTGCGGGTGATGCGTAGTTATCAACCAAAGTATTATCCGGCAAATTTCTTACCTGAATGTTTACATCTGAAGTGGTGTTATTAGTGCTAGTTCCGTTTACTTTATTCGCCCCTGTTGCCGCTGCGGAAACCTGATAAAGCGCATTTGACATGCTGCTTGTAAAATTAAAATCGTAATTTCCAGTGCTGTTATCTGTCATAGACGCAACATTGAAACTAGAGTCAGGAGTTGCTCCTGAATTACTGTACCCATACGCCTTCGCACTACCATTAACGACAAAATTCGTAGCCAGCGAACCCGCAGTCGAATGCGTCAGGGTATCTGCTTTGAGTGTACCGAATGCCATTATGCGAGGTCTCCTGCAGCTATTGTACCCATAGCCATGTCACTGTATGAACTGCCATTAAAGCTATAGACAATCCAGCTACCTGCTGACGTAGTTGAAAACGCATTGTTTGAACTCACTGTATCGCCTGTTGTTACACAAACGTAACTACCTGACGCAAAGTCGTTAGTGTAGTTACAAGTTTGTTGGCCTGTGTTTGTATCTACAAGTGAAGCAATGTTGAAGCTGTCATTTATAGAGGTTCCGGCGCTGTTACATTCAGCCCACGCCTTCGCCAGCCCTTGCTGCAAGTTTGTGGTCGTGCTGTTGCCTTCACCCGTGACTGCAATAGAACCAGCAGTGCTAGTACCAGTCAGCGTGTTTACAAGAATGGTACTCATGCGAGGTCTCCGTGAACAATTACGCCAACATGCGTATAGTCAGTGTACGCATTGTTATCGTAATTTGTCGTAAAGTACGTTAAGGCAGTTGTCACTGAACCATATGCTCCAACCTGACCGTTTGTTCTATCACTTGTGGTTCCGTCACCAATATTTGAACCAGTGGTAACAGTATCCGTTGACGATGTGTTATTTGTATAATTGACTTTATATATTCCTGTACCGACATCTGTTAGGCTAGATGAATTGAAACTTTCACGAATTGCAATCGTGCCAGTTCCATTGAAGAGACAACGCACTTTTGTTGCTTCTTGCTTCGTCAGCGTAGCCGCACCGCCGCCTGTACTCTGGATGGTATCTGCCTTTAGCGTACTCATAGCGTCACCAATGTTCCGCCGCTTTCAACGGTCAGGGTCACGCCACTGGCTACAGTGAACGGGCCTGTCACGTTTGCGTTCTCAGTTGCAAGGATGGTTGTGTCAGCAGTCAATGACTGTGCGTTGGTGCGGAATATAGCCCCACCCTTGAATGTCCCCTTGTTCTGTTCCGGCGGTGTTACAGACGATGCTGCCACACCCATGTAGATTACGAAGATATTGCCGGTGCCGCTAGACGGCGCTGCTGTAAACGTGAGGGTTGTGCCATCTGGCACGGTAAACGCATCGACGCTTTCCTGCACGACGCCATCGACAGACACGATAATGTCTTCCTGCGTCACCGCTTGGTTCAGAGTAAAGGTCGTGGTCGAGCCGTTACCGTTGAACTCTTGAGTAGCAGGACGAGCTTGGAACTGCGATACAACAGGATTGCCAATAAACGGCATCAGGTGATCTCCATGATACTCAGAGTCGCGTCGATCTTGGCGGCGACACTACAGTCAATCTTCAATATATCTGTGGTTTGCAAGACAACCTTGTTGCCAGCTAACAGTTCTACCGACGATCCCGCCGGTATCGGAATGTCCTTAACCAGTAAGACCGTCTCGTTGGTCTCCGTGTCAGACGTATCAGACACAAGCTGCACGTCAGCGGTTATCTGACTTGTGTGTACGTTACACAGCATCAGACCCAAGACCACGCTGGTCGTGCTTGATGGTACGGTGTACAGGGTTAGCG